GCTTGCAAAGCAGAAACAGTCTCTGCTTGTGCCATATCTCCACCAAACTCAGGTCGCATTAACATTTCTAATTGCGATCCTTGACCTGTAGCCATAGGAATATTCTGTGGTCTTTCTGCTGCTTTTAACAGTTTTTGGTATTGTTCTTGGGCTTGTTGCTTTTTCTTTAATTCACCCAACTGCATACCAGTTAACATTTGCTTTAGATTGCGATCAAACGATTGGTTATAGCCTTCTAATCCTGCGCCCAATGCACCACCCAAAGCCTGTCCTGTGCTGATAGGCTGTCTTGTTTGTCCAGACGAACCCAGTAAAGCAATAGCAGCGTTTAGTAAGGCTGCTTGGTTAGCACCTGACTGCATCCTTTGTGTTTCGGCAGGACTAATAAACTGAGAATAGTCTGGTTGTTGTCCGAATAAAGCTGATAGATCGATTGCCATAATTTATCCTAATAAAGAATTTCTTGAGACCATTCTTGGGCTAAGTAAACTTAATAATCCTGAATAATCTATACCACCATATTGATTAGGTTGTGATCCAATCATCATCTGTGGTTGTGGCATTGGTTGTTGTTGTCTGTTTGTTAGTCCGCTTAAAGATCTTAGGGCTTGTACAGCTTGTTTAGGGGTAATGTTAAATCCAGTTGAGCCTGGTAGGATGTCAGAGCCAGATGATGTAACTATATTGCCATTAGCATCTAGGATAATATCGCCTAGTTCGCCAGGTATGATGGTTGCTTGTGGTACAGAACCACCGCCATAAAAACCGCCTGGTTGTATATCAGCATCGCCAAGCGAGACTCCCATATTGAAATCTTCGCCTGCGTTAAAGCCGCCCATGTTGAAATCTTCGCCTGTACCATACCCACCGCCACCAAATTGACTACCTAATTCAGCACCAATTTGTTGTCCTGCATAAGACTTACCGGCAGATAAGAGACCTTCTCCTATAGTTCCACCTTCTTCTATTGTGTCTATACCATCAATAAGAGGTATAGCCCATGCGTTTCCACTAGCAACGGCAGCAACTTTAGCACCGAATTTAACAGGATCATCTGCAATTTCTTGTAATTGATCTCCTACATAATCTACGGCAGAGCTAGCAGTATTTTCAACAAAATCTCCAGCAGAGCCTAAAGTATTCTCTACAAAATCTCCTACGAATCCGCCACACATAATTAATCCTTTAAGTGTTTGACTGTATTAAAGCCAACAGTTTTATAACCTAGTCTTTCATAAAACTGTTTGGTTTTATCCATGTCTACTGCTGTTGTTTGTCCTAAATGCAGATCATCCACATTCATTTCTTTAGCCCATGTTTCTAGTGATTTTACTAGTTTAAGTGCCACTCTACTACCTCGATACTCAGGTAAAACAAAGAACCCTAAATCGCTGACTCGCTTACGATTACTAAAAAAGTATTCATGCGCTAGACCAGATATAAAACCAACAATTCTGTTGTGTTCTATAGCTACAAATACAACACAATTAGGGTTCTTAACTAAATGTAAAATCTTGTGCTTCTCAGGTACTGCATAAGAAAACTCTGCCTCGGCTACCATTTTGGTAACCAATTCAAAAAACTCCTCTAAGCGATGTAGTGTAAGTTTTTCTATTATCAGAAGAATCCACCACCTAGTAGACCACCGCCTAAAGCACCTAGTCCACCACCAATTAAGCCACCATAACCACCTAAGAAACTAGATGGCAACATACTGCCTAATGCGTAGCCACCTAAACCGCCTGCAATACCGCCACCTAGTGCGCCTGCCGTTCTGTTTTGGTATGTTGGTTGTGCAGCAGGTGTTCCAAACTGACCAAGTGGTGAGCCGTAGACAGACGATAAATAGCCTGACAACTGCTCGTAAGGTAAACGCTGTTGGTAAGCAAATCGACTCATTTCCTCTTGTAGAGGTTGTGCAGCGATTGCCTCTCTTTGTGCGCCAATTTGTCCTAATGTTTGAGAAGGCAAGAACTGTTGACCATACATTTGTGGTGCTGCTTGAGCTAATGCAGCTTGTTGCAACTGAGCCTGTTGTTGTAGCTCTCTTTCCCGTTGGTACTGTGTGCCAGCGATATTGGATGTAATATCCCCTAGAGACCTTCCATACGACTCTGTAGCCGTTCCTAATGCTCTTTCCATAGCACCACTACCTAAACGACCAGACTTGCTGTAAAGGCTCGAAATGCCAGGTAATACCGATTGGCTAAATTGTTGGGTTAGTGGGCGAGTAGCAGCATCAATCATTGCCTGTTGGTAGGGGTTTGCATTTAAGAAACCACCAGCAGCCGTCTGTCCTACTTGACCTAAAGACGATTGGTAAGCCTGTTGAGCCTGTCCTAAAATTGGGGTTGCTTGTCTAGCAATATCTTCTTGGGCTTGTAAAGACTGAAGTGTTTGTTCTGATGGGCTTACATAAGTTTGACCAGGGAACATCTGTGGCTGTTGGCGCAAGAATATCTCTTGTGCTTGGCGTAATCCTTCTGTAAGGAATGGTCTAATACCAGCATCAATTTTAGATGCTTTTTCATCTACAGTTCCAGGTGTAATAGGCTCGCTTGGTAGAAAATTTATAGGATTAGTGTAATCCTCTCGTATTCTTGGAAGTTCAATTGGTCTATAGCCAGGAGGGAATTGTGGATTTTGTCTAATGTAAGTACCTGTTGTACTGTCATAAACATCTACATAATCTTTGTAGTCAATATCATTTCTAGTATTTGGGTTGGCTAGGTCATATTCTCTTTGGTTATTCCTCATACCACTTAGTCCACCAGGGAAACTTCCAGGAATTCCTGAGAATGGTGAGTTTGGAATATTTGGGTTTTGTATTCTATTTCCAAAATTATCAAGATATGTAGTTGTACCAACGCCACCAGGACCACCTGGACTTGCTATACCAACAGCCGGTGTTCCATAATTCTGGTTATAAAACTGATTGAACGCATTTGCATCACTAGCATAGCCAAATGGCTGACCAAACTGATCGTTGCCTATAACTGCTGCACGAGGACTACCCAAACCTTGTGCATTTTGTGCATCTAACTGTCTTTGGAAAGCATCTCTAGCTTCTTGATAGTTAGGAGGCAATTGTCCGTTTGCGCTAAATGATTGTGTTAAAAATGGGTTCAACATTGTTGAGTCTCCAATTGCCATAATATGTTCCTTTATCCTACGATGATATATTTATAAGTCATGCCTGATACTGAATTAGCAGGATGACTAATGGTTGCACTTCCTGCTGTTATTGCTGATATATAAGGCATTGTAAAAAGATTACTGGTATAGCCATTCGATGATAGATAACTCATGGTGGCTATGATGCTAGGTGTTGCCGGTCTAGTAGGTGAAGTATCTGTAGCAAAATGTTCAATTGTTACACCAATGTCCGATGGTCTCCAAACTAACTCTACATAATCGTTTTTCTCTAAAGCAATAAAGAAGTTTAATGATCCGATCATATGACTAGGAACGCTTGCACTTTTTCTTTGTGAGATACCAAATTTACTATTTGATGCTGCTACATTAGTACCATTTTTGCTAAACCATACATCTATAAACTCAGGATCATTAACTGTGCTTTTAAACTGCACACTAAACTGAATGTTGTAGAGTCCAGAGTAACCTGCTGTTAGTTTCGTATTACTGACTAAACTTGCACCTAATGCGTAGTCTGTGGTGCTGAACGACATAATATTAGCTGCAGTCGTTGTTGTCGCAGCTTGGTCTGTATCGTCTTGTACGGCTAAATAAGGGTAAAACGATGCTGCTGATACATCATCTGCTGGCACTAGGATAATGACTGAATCTGCACCAATCCTAGCATCTGTTAAGGTCGTAGTGCTTGCGCCAGCCGTTGCTAAAGTAACAGAGCCAGTATTGTTCGTCTTGCCGTTCATAATGCCATTGACTACTTCGGCTACACCACGCTGATCTGCTCCGAAAGGAGGTAACACTCTATACATTATCTAGTTCCTAGAGGGTTCATTTCTACATCTAGTCCTACTGCATTTGTCCATGCACCTGTAGGTGTTAATTGTAGACGATGATACCTTCCGACACCACGCACAGATACTCTATTTTCGCTATCTGCTGCGGTCTGCGAACCAAATACTACCTGCTCGCTTAATAGTCTGCGAGAGAACAAAGAAACAGAGCCAGATCCACCATCAACAATTGGTTTTGCTAAGACGATTGCCGATGTAGTGCCAGGCATCTCTATATCGCCTGTCTCTATATACGCTGTGTTGTTTGATCCTGAGAAGGTAATAATCTTAGTATTCTTAACTCCGGCAAACTGCATCTTACCGCCAAGCCAAACTCTTTCATCAAAACTTGATTGAATCTGCTCTAGGTTACCAAATACATCCATACCTTCTAAGGTAAATGATGGTGTAGAGGATGATGCGATTCTGCTTGCATCGGTTGTACCGCTTGTCCATCTGCCTGTTTCATAATTGTAAATAAGCAATTTATCGACTGTTGCAGATGCTTGGCTTGCATAAGCCCAAACCACTAACTTTCTAAATGGGTCTATCGCTGATGACATAAGGTTTAATAAACCCTCATCGACATCATTGTAGAAAAAACGATTTACTTTCTCGTTTCCGATAGGTAATACCTGTTGCCCATCACACGCATAGAATCCATCATCCGATAGGAAGAAACTTGTTCCTCCGTACTGAACAATGCTATTAGCCTCGTAGCACCCTAAGTTACGACTGATATTGTCGAACTGAAAGACTAGAGGACTACCGATGTAGCTCATGCGATGGATTGACCTGTCCATAAAGACTAGACCATATTCACCACCAGTAATGCCTACAATCGAGCCACCATCGGGAATATCTTGGAAGTCTGCCTGTGTCGTAGCTGAATTAGCCCAACTGGACTCATCTCCCAAGGCTGACCATTGCACCCTGTATGGATAAACAGTAGCCGAATTTACATAAGCTGATACTACGAAATCGCGCACTACTGTTACATACCGAGACTCAGGAGCATCTACTGCTAGGTCTTGAAATGTAGAAGAACTGTTTAAGTTATATCCCTGTAAACGATTACCACCATTGGCTGCCACAATGACATTACCAAATTGGGTAAATCTCCATCTTTGGTTGCTAGGTGTTACATAAGCAAAGGTTACTGTACCTGTATCAGCAGTCGTACTAATATTTCCACCTGTTTGTGCATAGGTAAAGGTTGTAGTTGTTGGTACTGTAGTAATAATAAAAGTGCCATTGACTGCTGTTGTAGAGGTCGCTGCAACTGTTACCGAATCACCGATAGAATAACCATGTGCTACCGAGGTTGTAATGGTTACTACTTGAGTTGTCTTAACCACATTCGTAATGGTTCTACTTGCCTTTACGATAGAGTCCAAAGATAAATCACTTTGATCTAATTTAAATAATTTTGTTGCACTACCAGCAAATACAACTGTAGCACCTGCTGAAGTTTTGCCTGCAACTACATTGTTTAGGTTCTCGGATGCTGCTGCTGAATAGTCCTCGGCTGCATTGATAGCACCATAGCCCACAGCTTTAGAAAAGACATTCTCTGCCCTTTGTAAGCCGTTAGTAATACCTGGCTGATCTGGAGTCCACTCTCCGAAAGTTATTCTGCTTATTGCCATTGTGAGTTTCCGCTAGATATATTTGACCAAGTTGTTACTGTTGGTGTTGTTCCTGTCCAAGTCTCTGAGCCTGCCGATGCAACAGTCCATACTGTCGTACTCGGTGATACACCTGTC